CCGCTGCGCCGTTCGGACCTGATCAGGAAGACACCGCATGCTGACACGAGAAGTCGATGGCACTCCGTTCCGGAGCAACATCGATGGCTGTCGCCACCAACACGCTACTCAATATCAACATGATCACGGCGAAAGCGCTCGTGATCCTCCACCAACGGCTCAACGTAATCGGCTCGGTGAATCGTCAGTACGATGATTCCTTCGCCCAGGCCGGCGCCAAGATCGGCTCGTCACTGCGCATCCGTCTGCCGGTGCAGTTCACCGTCAGCAGCGGACCCACGCTGGCGATCCAGAACACCGTGGAAACCAACACTACGCTGACGCTCAGCACCCAGAACCACGTCGACTTCTCGTTCAGCTCGGCAGAACTCACGATGAACATCGACGACTTCGCCGCGCGCTATCTGGAGCCCGCTTGCGCCGTGCTGGCCGCCAACGTCGAGGCCGCCTTCCTCGCCCAGGTGGTGCCGGCGGTCTACAACATGGTGGACGGCCACGGGAACCCGCAGGCGTTCCGCAATGTGCTCATCGCCCGCAAGATGCTGCTCGACAATCTGACGCCGCAGGACCGGCAGTGGCAGATCCGGCTGAACACCCAGGACAACGTCGACATGGTCGACAGCCTCAAGGGCCTGTTCCAGTCCACCGAACAGATCAGGCGGCAATACGTCGATGGCGTGATGGGCCTCAGCGGTGGCTTCGAGTGGGCAGAGAACACCCATCTCAACACCTACGTGCGCGGCGCCCAGGCCGGCTACCTGGTGGGCGCTGCCAACCAGACCGGATCATCGCTCGCCGTCACCACCGGAACCGGAACCGGCAACGTCGGCGATGTGTTTACCATCCAGGGCGTGTTCCGGGTGCATCCCGAGAGCAAAGTGGTCACCAACCAGCTGCAGGACTTCGTGCTGACCGCTCCAGCCACGGGCGGCGCCGGCACCTGGTCCATCAGTCCGGCGATCACCACCACAGGCGCCTACCAGAACGTCAACGCCTCGCCGGGTGCCGCTGCGCCGATCACCTTCCTGATGGGGGCATCAACCGCGTCAGGGCAGTCGATCGCCTATCACCCAGACTTTGCGACCTTCGCCACAGCGGATCTAGTGATGCCCGGCGGCGTCGACATGGCATCGCGGGCACAGAAGGATGGCCTGTCGATACGCGTGGTCCGCCAGTACGACATCAATAACGATGTCTTGCCATGCCGTCTCGATATCCTCTGGGGCGCCGCTTGTATCCGTCCGCAGCTCGCCGTGCGACTCATTGCCAACTGAGGAGGCTGTCATGGTAACCAGAGTCAGCTATCCAAGCGGGCGGACCATCGCGTTCAACGTCGGCACCGGCATGCACGATCTGTCGCTGATGGCCTCCGGCAACGGCTTCTCAGCCGGCTCCATTACCGCGCATGCCGGCGGTGGCCAGGCCAACGCAACGCCTCTGACCGCTGCCGTCAACCTGGTCGCCGTCTCCGCGACCGCTGGCGACAGCTGCATGCTTCCGCCAGCGACCGGCGGTCAGTTGATGTGGATCAGCAATGCCGGGGCGGCGAGTACGCAGATCTTCGGCGCCCTCGGCACGACCGACACCATCAACGGCGTCCCCGGAGCCACCGGCGTTGCCCTGGCTGCAGGCAAGAGCGACGTGGCCATGTCGCCGCTGGCCGGCGCGTGGTTCACGGTGGCGTCGGCGTGATCAACACCGTCGGCGATCTCGCCACGACGGTTCTCAAGGCGTCGGGCATTCTCGGCATCGGGCAGGTCGCGATGCCCGACGACCTTTCCACGTTCCTCGATCTGCTGCGCGCGCTGATCGCGCAGTGGCAGAAGAAGCGCTGGCTGGTGTTCGTCGAGCAGACGGTGAGCGTGGCGGCATCCACCGGCGCGATGACCTACAGCATCGGACCGGGGCTGGACTTCGACGTTGCCGGCCGCCCCGATCACATCAGCCGCGCCTATGTCCGTATCATCCCCGGCGTGGCCCCCAATCTGGTCGACGTGCCGATCGAGGTGATGGACGCGCGGGAAGATTACGCGATGATCAGCATCAAGTCGCTGGAGACCATGCCGGCCGTGGTCTACTACGAAAGCGGCTTTCCGAGTGGACAGGTGTATTTCTGGCCGGTGCCGCCGGCCGGCATGTACGGCCTGTTCCTGGTGCTCAAAGTGCCGCTGCCGACCTATGTGTCGACCGCCGATCCGCTCAACCTGCCGGACGAGTACGTCGAGGCATTGATCTGGTCGATGGCGGTGCGGATGCAGATGGCCTACGGCCTGCAGGCGCGTCCGGATCAGGTCGCCGCGGCCAAGCAGGCGATCAACACCATCCGCTCTGCAAACGTGCAGATCGCGCAACTCGGCGTGCCGGCGCCGCTCGGGCGGCTGCGCAGTGATCTGTCTCTGGTCGGGCACGGGCTCGGACGTGCGTTCGTCCTCGACCAAGGAGCGGTGCTGTGACGATCGGCGCGGACGGAATTGCGGTCTACCCATGGGGGCATGGCGAGGTGCTGGTTGCCTCGGCGCTGAACGCGGCGATTGCGCAGAGCGGCGGCGTCGGTCTTGGGTCTACGCCGCCAGCCAGCCCTGGCTCCGGCGCCATCTGGTTTAGCCCAGTAGGGCAGATCTCGGTCTGGAACGGCACTGCGTGGGTGCCGGCGAGTTATCTGCCGTTGGTCGGTGGCTCGCTGAGCGGCCAGCTGACGCTGGCCGCCGATCCTACAGCTGCACTTCAGGCGGCGACCAAGAACTACGTCGATACGCACACAACCGGCGTGTTCCTGCCGCTGGCCGGCGGCACGGTCACCGGGCCGGTTACTATCGGGACGACTTATACCAACAACTTTCAGACCGAATTTCTCACCCATGGCGGCCTTTACGGCACGCCGCAGCAGAGCAACACGAACTTCGCCCAGATCACGATCGACGAGGATGTGGCCAACGCAGGGGCCTCCGGCGGTCCGGGGACCGTCAATTATCTCTATGTTGGCGGCCTGCTGAATGCCGGCTGGACCGGGCATCGCACCGGCATCAACTCCTTCATGTATGTAAACGGCACGCCGGGCACCACCGGGCCTGTCACGCAATTTGTGACAGCGCTGGTCGGATGGAGCCAGGCCAGCGTCCCGGACAACGGGAAAAACAACACGATTATGGCCTCGAATGTGCGGGCCACGCTGAACAACGGTGCCACCGGGTGGGGCGGCTTGTGCGGCCTTGAGGTCGATATCACCGCGCAGGCCGGCACTACAGTCGGCCTGAAAGAAGGCGTGAAAGTCGTCATCGGCTCTGATGACGCCGTAAGAGGTTCCTCGGTTGACGCCGCGTTTTTGATCGGCCTCGAGGCCGGTGGGGCCGGGAACGGCGGGATTACCCTCGGCTTTTCCTTCGGCTCCTCCAGCGGCGTCTGGCCGATCCTGCCGACCGGAACCATGATCGGCACAACGCCGACCGCGCTGGGCGGGCGCGCCTACTCAGCGGCTTACGGTATCGACTTCAACGCAGTCACGTTCACTCAGGCGATACTCAGGGCCCCAAACTTTATCATTCATCCCAGCGGCGGCATCTCGCAAAGCGGCGTGGCCTCCTCTGATACCGACCTGACTTCCCATCTCGACATGAGCGGGAACCAGGCTTACGGCCTCAACTACCACAGCAGTTCACTGAACATAGTCATCGGCGGCGGCGGCCTGCTGCGGTACACCGTCGGCGGCACTGTGGTCGGATATTTGGATGTTGGTGGCTTTCATTCCGTCCCGATTTCCGGTGCGGCCGGTTCGTTCACGACGCTGGCCGCAAGCGGTGCTATCTCCGGTGCTGGGGTTACTAGCCTGTTCGCGGCGCCGCCGCCGATCGGGAGCACGACGCCAGCCGCCGGGGCGTTCACGTCGCTCAATGCCTCGGGCCAGATCCGAGGATCTCTCCTCACTGGTGGCGGCACTGTCGGTAGCGTGGGCACTACTCCGGGTGATGCTACCCATCCAGGATGGATAGCATTCTACAATGCTGCAGGAACTCGCGAAGGCTATATCGGCTACAGCGATGGCGGCACCATGATCCAGATGGAAACCGAGGGGAGTTTCACTGGATATAGAGTCACTGGTGCCTTCGCCGCCGCCGGCGGCATCGACAACACACCGATTGGTGGGACAACTCCGGCGGCGGGCTCCTTCACGAGCCTCGCGACATCCGGGGCGCTGACGGCAAACAACTGGCTCTATCCATCCTTCAATGCCAGCGGCGCATGGCCAGCAAGCGGTAATGGCGCCGCCATCGGGTGGAACCAGGGCGGCGGCTCTGCCGAGGTTGACTACTTCAACTGCTACGCAAGCGGCCCGACCAACTCGCACACATTCTGGCAGAAGACCGGGGCGACGACGGGCACGCGCCTGATGGACATCAACCCAGGCGGCAACGTCACGATCTATGGATCAGTGCATATCGGCGGCACGGCAGGACCGACCTGGTATTCCGGCACAGGTGCGCCATTGGCGACGGCCCCAGCAGGCTCGCTCTACTCGAATACGGCCGGCGCAGTTGGTGCCAGGCTTTATGTGTCAGCCGGTGGCGGCACATGGACTGCGGTGGCGGGAGTGTGACATGAGTCCAGACATCATCCGTGCCGCGCTGCTGTTCCTCCAGCGGGTGGATATCAAGGGCGCCGAGGCCATGGCGATGGTGCAGGTGTGCCAGGCGCTGGAGGCTATGGCGCGCGCCGAGATGCAGCCTGCGGCCGTGCCGCGCAGCAACGGGGAGGACGCACGTGCCGCGACTGGCGCTTAACAGCGGCGCCTACATGGCCCGCAGCGTCATCGCCAGCGCGCAACGTTCGGTCAACCTGTTCGCCGAGCCGATGCCGCAGCAGACGGGCGAGCCGGCGATGTATGCCCACTATCCAACCCCCGGCATCGCGCTCGCCGGCACCCTCCCGCAAGGCGGCGTGCGCGGGCTCAAACAGACCACCAACGGCAACATCTACGCGGTCGCCGGCAGCGGCGTTTACCGGATCAATCCCGCCACCTGGGCCGGCACGCTGCTCGGCAGCATCACGGCCGGGCTGACGACGCCCGTGAGCATGCAGGACAACACCCTAGAGTTGGTGATCGTCGACGGCTCGGCCAACGGCTGGACGGTAGCGCAGTCGACCGACGCCTTCGCCGCGATCAGCGATCCGACCGGCATGTTCAGCGGCGCCGACCGTGTCGATTACCTAGACACCTATCTGCTGTTCAACAAGCCGGGCACGCCGCAGTTCTACAGCAGCCAGAGCCTGGCGGTGACGTTCGACACGCTGTGGTTCGCCGACAAGTCGAGCTACACGGATCTGCTGGTGACGCTCGCGGTCGCCAAGCGGGAAATCTGGCTGCTGGGGCAACGGACGTGTGAGATCTGGGCCAACATGGGAACGCCCGACTTTCCGTTCGGGCAGATCCAGGCCACCTTCGTTGACCATGGCGTGGTGGCGAAATATTCGGTGGCCACGCACGACAATTCGATCCTGTGGCTGGCGCAGAACCGCGAGGGCGCGACGTTCGTCTTGCAGGCCGCTGGCTATCAGACCAAGCGTGTCTCAACCTATGCCGTTGAGGCCGCCTGGACCGACTACACGGTCTCCGATGCCGTCGGGTTCGTCTACATGCTCGACGGGCACGCGTTCTATGTGCTGTCGTTTCCGACCTCCGACCGCACCTGGGTCATGGATATCGGCGACGGCTCCTGGCACGAATGGGTGTGGACGGACGGCAGCGGCAACGACCACCGGCATAGGGTGAATTGCGTCTGCTCGATCTACGGCGGCAGCCAACTGCTCGGCGGCGACTGGCAGAACGGCAATCTGTATCTGATCAGCCACAACAACCTCACCGACAATGGCGCGCCGATCAAGCGCTCGCGCTCGTTCCCGCATCTGCTGAACGATGCCAAGCGGGTGTTCTACACCAGCCTGATTGCCGACATTGAAACCGGCATGGGCGGCTCGACCGGCATCAAGCAGGGCCTGATCGAGTGCTTCTTCACCGGACCGGACGGCACGCTGGTCGAGAACTATTCGCCGTCTCCGGTTGAGCAGAATGCGGTCTGGTCGCGGGTGAGTGGCGCCGGTGCGGAACTGGAGGGCAACAAGGCGATCGCGGTTGATGGCAACACCGCCTATGCCTCGCGCGGGCCGTTTCCGCCGGTGGCGGATTACAGCATCGCGTTCCGGGTGCTGCCGAACGTGCTGGAGGCAATCAACGGCAGCTCGGCGCTGGTCGCGGGTCGGGCGCTTGGAACCGGCTTCAGTCTGAGCGGCTACGTGGCCGGCATCCAGATCATGAGCGGCGTGTGGGTCGCGACCCTGGGCAGCGAGGATGTCCAGGTCGGGTCACCACCGCCCGACGGCTGGTTCGATTGCCTGCTGTCCATGGTCGGATCGTTGATAACGCTCACCGTGCAGCGCTCGTCCGACGGGCTGTATCTGCGTCCTGACGGCCAGTGGCAGAGCACAGGCACGTTTGCAATCGCGCTGACCGACGTCACATTTACCGCGCCAGGACGGATCATGTTCGGGCTGAACGCCATCCCGACCGGCGTGATGGGCACGGAGGCGGACGTGAACAGCACTTGGCTGGTGGAGAACGGCAGCGGCGCGTGGGAATGGGACGAGGTGCCGACCGACAGCCTCGGGCTCGACAACATCGTGGCCAATACCATCGTCTCGCCGTATCAACTGTTCCTCGACTGGAGCGACGACCGCGGCCATACCTACGGCAACCCGGTGCCGCAAACACTCGGGGGCACGGGCGAGTATGTCACTTCCGTGCAGTTCCAGCGGCTCGGATATGCGCGCGATCGGGTGTTCAGATTGACCTGGTCCGCGCCGGTTCGCACCGCCCTGCAAGGCGCCTGGGTGGAACTGAATCCGGGGCTGTCATGAGCGGCGCTCTCAAGGTGACGATCCCGTCCTCGCCGATCATCATTGGCGAGTTGAATGGCGTGGTGGACCCGCATCTCCGCGTCGAGTGGCGGATGTTCTTCAACGAGATGTACGTGCGTTCAGGGGGCGCTGTGGGCGGCGGCGCTGGCGTCTCGACGTGGAATAACCGCACGGGTGCGGTGACGATGACGATCGGTGACATCACCGCGTCGGGCGGTGCGCCGATCGCGTCGCCGGCGTTCAGCGGCAATCCGACCGCGCCGACGCCTGCGCCCGGCGACAACGATACCAGCATTGCGACCACCGCTTTCGTTGCGGCGCTCAACACCATCGGGTGGGGATAGATGGCCAATATCAAGATCAGCGCCGCCGCAGATGCTGGCACGTTGCTGTCCTCCGACATGCTACCGCTGGCGCGCTCCGGCGACACCAACGCATACCACGCGACGATGGCGGAGATCGCCAGCTTTTCCGGCGCCACGCTCGCATCCGGGGCGTATGGCAACGTCGGGCGCAACCTGGTCCACAATGGGTTGTTCAACGTGGCGCAGCGCGGGGCGGGACCATTTACGGCTGGCGGCTATACGCTCGACCGCTGGGACCATCTCGTCACAACCGATACGACCAGCATCACATGGGGGACGCTGGGTGACGCACAGCGGGCGCAAATAGGCGACGAAGCCGCAACGCACAGCTACGTCAATGTATACACAGGCAACGCTGCGGCGGGGGCTTTCAATCTTGCTACCCAGCGTCTTGAAAATGTGCGTCGGCTTGGCGGCAAGACCGTTACGGTCTCTTTCTGGGCCGCCGCTGCCTCTGGTACACCGAGCCTCGGTATTTCGATCGATCAGTTTTTCGGAACCGGCGGCTCGCCATCGGCAACCGTATTTGGCAACGGCGTCGCTGTCCCGATCAGTGCCACATATACGCACTATAGCGCGACATTCTCCGTGCCATCGACGGTGGGTAAGACGCTCGGCACCAACGGGGATGACTGGAGTGGGCTCAATTTCTGGTTCAGCTCCGGCACCAACAATGCAACCCGTGCCGGCAACATCGGCGTGCAGTCTGGCACCATCCAATTGTGGGGCGTCCAACTAGAGGTCGGCAACGCCGCGTCGCCGTTGGAGAAGCTGGACTCGTATCTCCAGGCTCAGCAATGCATGCGGTTCTACGAGTTGCAGAACTTCTATATGGGTGGCGGCGCGACGGCTGCCGGACTTGGTTATGGGTTTACCATGCCATACGTGGTGCCGAAGCGCGGCCTGCCAACCATCACACTGTCCAATGTCACCATCACCAACCTGACCTCTACAGCCGTATCGACAGACGGCGCGACGAATGTGCAGGTATACGGCATCAGCGTAGCGGCCGGCGGTTACCTCTACGAGGGCACCTTCGCAGCGTCGGCTGATTTGTGACGCCATTCGTCGTCTTCGCCATGCCGCGCAGCCGCTCCTACTGGCTGAGCCGGTTTCTCAATTACAGCGGCTGGACCTGCGGGCACGACGAGCTGCGCCACTGCCGTTCTATGGACGACATCCGCTCGTGGCTGTCGCTGCCGGATACCGGCACCGTGGAAACTGCCGCCGCCGCGTTCTGGCGGCTGCTGCCGGAGGGCGTGCGGGTGGTGACGGTGCGGCGCCCGGTCGCCGAGGTGATGGCCTCGCTGCGCCGCGGCGGTATGCCGTTCGAGGACGCCGCCATGCGTCCCGTGCTGACCCACCTCGATGCCAAGCTGGTGCAGATCGCGCACCGGGTGCCCGACGTGGTCGCGACCACGTTCGAGGAACTCGGCACCGAAGCCGCCTGCGCGCGGGTGTTCGAGCACTGCCTGCCGTATCGGCACGACCCGGCGTGGTGGCAGCAGATGGCGGCCATCAACCTGCAGATCAATCTGGTGCAGCTGGTAAAATACTTCGCCGCGCACTGGCCGCAGGTGCAGAAGCTGCGCAAGCAGGCACGCCATCGCTGCCTCGCCGCCATGCGGATACCCAGCAGCGACATCGACGGCGTGACGTTTCAGGTCGAGGACAGCCGGACGTTCTTCCATGACGCGCAACAGCTGTTTGCCGAGCATCTGGCGGTCACCGATCAAAGCCCGGACGACTTCAAGAACGTGCCGCTGTTCATGTCGCTGGACGATATCGGCGCCTTGCAGATCATGACGGCGCGCAGCGGCAACGGATTGATGCTTGGATATCTGGTCACCGTGATCGCGCCATCGCTCGACGCGGCGGACATCCTGAAGGCCGAGCATACCATCTTCTTTGCCTCGGCGGACGTGCGTGGCCTGGGCATGAAGCTGCAGCGGGCGGCACTGGCAGCGCTGCGTGAGCGTGGCGTGTCGGAGGTGCAGATGCGGGCCGGGCACCGTGGCGCTGGACCACGCCTCGGCACGATCTACCGGCGGCTCGGCGCCGAGCCGTTCGGGGAATTATACCGTCTTCCACTGGAGGCCTAGATGGGTGCGGCAGCGGCAGTAGCGGGGATCGGCGCGGCGGGCGGGCTTGCCAGCGGGATAATGGGGTCGAGTGCTGCGAAGTCGGCGGCCTCGCAGCAGTCGCAGGCGGCTGAGCAGGCGGCGCAAATCCAGGCGCAGCAGTTCCAGCAGACGCAGCAATCGCTGGCGCCATACAATCAGGCTGGCCAGACCACCGGCGTTCCAGGTATGGCGCTCGAGGCCGGCGGCAGCACGCCGTGGGACACCTACGGGCCGCAACTCGCCGCCGCCACACAGTCGAACTGGGCGCTGCCCTACTACCAGCAGGCGGGCAACATGCTGCCGCCGTCGGTAGTCAACGAGGCGTGGCTGCAGCAGACACCGGGCTATCAGTTCCAGCTGCAACAAGGGCTGCAACAGGTGCAGTCCTCGGCGGCGGCGCGCGGGCTCGGGGTATCGGGAGCGTCACTGAAGGGCGCCGCGCAGTACACCACCGGGCTGGCGGATGCGAACTATCAGAACCAGTACAACAACGCGCAGCAGGCGTACAGCGACATGCTCGGGCTGGGCAATGCGGTGGGCGGCGCGCAGCAGAATGTCGTCGGCAACATCATCAACGAGAACACCGCCGCTCAGGGCAACCTGCAGAACGCGTTCTCGCGGTATCAGAACATCGGCTCGCTGGGCGAGAGCGCGGCGGCGATGACCGGGCAGCAGGGAACCGCGGCTGCGCAAAACCAGGGGAACTATCTGGCTGCCGCCGGGCAGGCGCAGGCCCAGGGCACGATGAACGCGAATAACGCGCTGTCGAGCGGCTTCCAGAACGCGCTCGGTTCGCTGACCTCGCCGGCCAGTGTTTACAATGCCAACAACTCGCTGTTGGGGCAGGGTATCCAGGGCCTGTTCGGCAACTCGACCACCGCCAACAATTCCGCCTATCAACAGGGCGCTTTTGCTCAACAGCCAGCCGGGACGTACGGACCGTTTCAATAGGGACCGCGCACCATGTCAGGCTCACTCGGGGATTATCTAAACCAGGTCGGGCGCGTCGGCTCGGGAGCGCAGATCCCCGCTCCAGTCGTGGTCAACCCGCTCGCTGCCCAGGCGCAGGGCCTCGATCTCGCGCAAAAGACCCTAGCGTTCCAGAACGCGCAGGGTCAGCAGTTGTGGGGGCAGGCGCTGCAGCAGGCGACCGACGCCAACGGCAACGTGGACTACGGCAAGGCGCAGCAACTCGCCTCGCGCATGGGACCGGCCGCGGCGAGTTACGCCCTAGAGGCGTTGCAATCGACCGCACAACAGCGGGGCGCGCAGATAAACCAAGGCATCGCGCGCAATACGTCGGTCAATAACGCTATCATCGGCGCGCTCGATGGTGATGATGCCGGGCTGCATGATCGCGTTGTCGGGGGGTTCAAGAGCCTCGTCGCCAACGGCGTGATGACGCCGGACGAGGCGACCAGATCAGCACTGGTGCTGCCCAACGATCCGACACAGTTGCGCCAGCGACTGCAGCAGATCCAGACCTCGCTTTCGCCTCCCGAGTTGCAGCAAGAGCAGTTGGCGGGAAGCCACGTCACTATCGCAACGCCACAAGGAACCTATGTCACGACCGTGCCACCGACCAGGAGAGGCGGAACGGTCACAACGCCGCACGGGCCAACGCCAGGAGCCACAGCCAAAAAAACCGTTTTTTATGATGATCAAGGGGTCATTCCAGAGGACGCCAATGGGAATCCGACCCGACCACCTAAGGGA